CTGGATTTTTTGAAAATTTTTAAAAATTTTAGGGGGGCTATATCAGAACGTGACCGAACGCATCAATTTTGTATCTTTTTTTCACGCGGTCATGTTCTTCGCCGTGACATTTCCGACAAAGCAATTCAAGGTTGTTAAAATCTGTCAGGATTTTCGGGTCGTTTACATTGTCAGCATTGATGTACACCTTGTGATGTACGATTTCACCGGGATTGTATAAGCCTTTCTTTAAACAGCGCTCACACAAACCGCCAACGCTTTTGCGGTATGCCGTCCGGCAATCCTTCCATTCTTGTGATGAATAAAACTTGTTCGCCGCTTCGCTTGCCATATATCCGCATAAAACAAAACAAGCCGTTGGTGCGGCTTGCTCTGTCATCAAAAAGGAGTCTCGACTTATGAAAACGATATTGTTGTTTCCCGAATTCGTCTAATACTCTTATATCATATTAGGTGTCGTGTTTGTTCGTCTACTTGTTTAAATACGTCTTTTCGAATGCCCGAAGTGCCTTGCCATGCAGCCTACAGCAATACTTATAATCATAGTTCAGTTCATTCGCAATGGTGCGGAACGGCATAAACAGAACATAACGGCGGTAAAGCAAATCAACATAACGTGTGTCCTCAAGCAATTGGATTTGCATGATGATGAAGTCTTTCTTGTAAAGGTATTCGCCAATCATGCGATTAATGTTGTCTTCCAAATCCGTATACCTTCCGACAACATCAGCCATTCGGTCAGATGGTGAAGCTTGCACCTTGTCGGCAGAATAATCGATTGCCTTGAACCCTGATGCGCTTGCTTTCAGTTCTTCAAGCTGTTGCGCCCGTTGCTCTATTTTTGTTTTCAATCTGTAAATCTGTTGTAGATATGCTTTTGCCGTCATTGCTCTACCTCACAAACAAGTCATTCGTCAACCGTTCCCGTTCTGTTGCCATTGTGTACCCTCTTTAGAATTTGGATGCCAGCGCCATAACCCAACGAATCAAGGGTTTCAAACATAAGCATCATCAAGTCATGTCCTTTGTTGCTGTTGCCGTTCATAATCTTATTCACTTCGTCTTCAAAGCGTGCTGGTGTTATTATCATCCTTCTCACCTTCTTCGCATCCAATCATGTAAGCAATGTTATATCCAAAACAATCTGAGTTTTCGTTGCCACAATAAAGCCCGGTGTTGTCCTTGTTTGTCCAGTCATGGCAAGCGTGCTTGCATTCGGTACATTTAATCATTCTGTTCACCATCCATCTTTGCACCACAGTTGGGGCAATATTTATCATTTACCAAAAAAATGCTTTCGTGTTCGTGGCATTCTGAACACTCAACAGTGCCTTCAGCCGGGAACAGTTCGCATACATGTTCAATCCAATGCCCGTGCCGTACTGGCTGTACATCTGCGGACGGCAAGTCCTCGATTGCACACATGAACGCATCAATGCCTCTTATTTCCGCTTGTCCTTCACTTGTTTCCCATCTTCTTCTTGCTTCCGCAAGCTCCACAGCTGCATCTATTGCCGCTTGTCTGCTTATAGTGTCACCGACATTTGTGTCGGAAACATCATTCTGTTCACCGCCCCTCTGCTCTCCGTAACTGCAAAAGTCTGTAGGTTGCATTTCTCCATCATGCAATTTGCACCATCTGAATTTTGTTTGATAGTCATTGCAGTCCTTGCACCGCACTACTGGCTGTACATCCGCTGACGGCGCATTCCGTAGTTTTTTAAGCGTTGTCGCTATGTATTCATGGAGTGATACTGGGTCTTCATATATTCCAGTAAGACAATCCATAGCTGTTTGCCGACTGATATAGTCATTCATTCTGCTCACCATCCTCAAAAAGATACATGCTCAAATCATTCACCAACCATGAAATGACCTCGTGTGAAGGATATCTGCCCTTCAATTCAAAAGACTTCGTATGGTAGGCAAGCAACCACCCTAAAAGGTCTGTTTTATTTACAACGTCTGCGGATGGCAGACCATTAATAATCCGCATCGAATCCACAAATGCCTCGTCAGCAATCTGTATATCATGGTCAAATTCTCCGCATCCGTCAGGTGTAGTCAATGACGGCATTGCTTTTGCAAGGGCATCAATAGCCGCCTGTCTGTCAATCGGATTCATCTGTTCTCCTTTCCGCAAAACTGCAAAAATCATCTTCATGTGGTTTATCGGATTCATCCACAATTTTGATAGCGCAACCTATTTTGTTGAACCATTTACAGTCTTTACAGCGGATCACTGGCTGTACGTCTTCTGACGGCACTGCCTCCAACATCGCAATCATCTGTTCACGATTGCGAGGGCTGTCAATGATACGCCGTGCTGTGTCTTTACGGATATAGTCAGCCATCGGTTCATCATCATCTACTGGAAATACCGTCAATAGATTGTCTCCATCAATCAGTATCATTCTGTTCACCGTCCATTCTCGCCCCACATCTTGGGCAAAACTTATAATCTCTTGGTTCGTTTGGAATGTATGTCCATCCCTTGCATACATCGCACTCATAAATTCCGTATGTACGCGTTTTTGCTTCCTGCCAATGTCCTCTCTGCACTGGTTGTACGGCTGCGGATGGCACTGCTTCAATAGCCGACCTATCCTGGTCATATTGATCGGCACTACCTAATTCATAGTCACTATCCGTCCATGTCATTGGGCGCTCACCAAGCGCATTTATTGCCGTTTGTCTGTCGATATAATTGCTCATTACAACACCGCCCTTCCGTCAGGCATTGCCCATAGATGAAGGCAATTGTTGACCACGTTCACATACTCGGACTTAGCCGGGTGGATTTGGTACGCTGTTTCGTTGTCATAAAAACACACGTCCTTGACTTCACACATCTGCGCCCATGTCGGCGTTTTGCTTTTCTTAAATGGTGCAACAGATACATGGTCAAGGCCGTCTTCGTTCCATCCGCAAACGAATGAAGCAAAGTCGCCGTTGCTGAATCGGAACGTTCCCATGATTACTTTGCCAATGATGCAATGGTGTGCATCCGGCACGACCTTCGGGTCATTATAAATTTCCGTGTACGTTTTCATTATGTTGTCATCCTTTCTTTTTAATAACAGCCCTTGACGGTATTGCGCCGCCTTCCCACGGGTCAAAACCGTGTGCATTGCTTTTATGCTAAAGGGCCATGTGCGGTCTGGCTGGACGCGTCCGTTTTTATCAGCCAGTTTTCCGAAGCCCTCAAGTGAGAATTCTTCTATGCGTCAAACGTGTACCGCTAGACGGGGCAATCAGGACGCACGCCCCAGGTGCGTGAGTGTAATTGGAGTATACACGCCTATTCAAGGCTGAAATTTTTCTTGCCACCTGATTTGGCAACGCCGTGAGAACCTTTGGCAGCCCGTCACGGTTGGCAGCCGGAACGCTTGCCGTTGCGGCATTATTTCAGGTTTATCAATATAACGGGGTATTGTTTCACCTACCTTTCACATTTATAAATTTTGCTTTCATCCGTCCGACTCGGATCGTGCCGGTTTTTCAGCCCCATTGTTCAGCCATTGCCCGTGCCAAACCGGGGAAAGTTTTCGACCGTGTGCGCGCTCGGTCTGTTGTTATTTGGTCTTCCCAATATTTGCGTTTGCCGCTTGGGTGAAAGTCATCAATGACGGGCTTCGGCAGCACGTTGCGTCGTAACAATGGTGCAAGCCCCTTCAACCAAAAGCACGTCGTTTTCGTTACGTAATTTTCTTCGTCTTCTTCCGATTCGGCGAAGTAATACGGTTGCACAATCATGTCGGGTTTTCTGAATGCGCTGTTCATGATGCCCACGGGGTTTTCAACTGCAATTTTGTCACAGTTGGCGTTGATGCAATCCATGAAAAAACGCATAGCTTCAATTCTGTTCAGCGTCCGTGCAACTATCCAGTTTTCACGGGATGTTTTCAAACTGTGATGCCGTGTCGCAACGCTTGAAAGGTATGTGCAAGGTGGATGCGCTATGATTAAATCCCATCGGTTGACTTCCAGAACCCCACCATTCTGCAAGCGCATCGTGCCGCCGTTTATTGCCGCCCTTGCATCCATAAGGATATGCCACTCAGGCACCCCCCCCGAACACTTTTGAACGTCGTTGCTGTACGCTTCATGCCCACGTTCCCGGAAGGCTTTGCACACGGTCTGTGATTCTTCACACGCAACCAAGACTTTCATTCTTTCCATATCCACACCTTCCGGCGTTCGCCTTGCCCCATATTCAGCGCTTCCGCATGGCTGACGGGTACGAACATATCAATGTGATTTCCCTTCACGCCGCTACCGGTGTCCAGCGCTTCAAAGATTTGGTCGTATCCATCAACGATTAACTTGGTGTGCATCGGGATCACTTTCGGGTCAACCGCCACCGTGCCAAACTTCAACGGGTTGCCGAAACTATCGATTGCGCCCCACTTGCCATTGCAGCGTTTACACGGGCAAAAATACGTAATGGTGCATTCAGCGAAGTATTCAAGCGCATGCCCGTTCGCGTCTTGTTCATCAAGGGCAACGGAAACGTCATTGATTGGCGGTGCTTCGTCTATCTCCAGCGCGTCAGCAAGGCCGTTGTCCTGATGAATGACCGCTATTATTTCTTCAGCGTGGCACGGCGTAGCCATTGCCATGACCGCAAGCATGATACAAACTAACCTTTTCATTGCTTTCCTTTCTTCATTTTCCGCACGGCGTTCGCAACGTAGTTTATATATTCATCTTCCGTATACTTACACCGCTTTGCTTCCAGAATGGCGGCTTTGGCTGTCAGATATTCTTGGCAATCCGCATGACAGCCAACGTGCCGCCGTTCACAGTTGTGACAACATTCAAACGTGTTTTTCATCCCCGTACAAATAAGCCTTCTTGAATTCTTCCGGCGCGGTGTGTACCTTCGGCACCGAACGCCCGGCTTTGATTTCAGCCATGTTATAATCTTTCTTTTCTTGTTCGCTTAAATACTTCCAAGGGAAGTTCTTCTTGCCCCGAAAACAATGGTCACACGGCTCGCCCGTTTTCACACCTGACGGATACGTTTTGATAATCAAACCGCTATCCCGGCAGTACGGACACGACACCGTTTTTTCGTTCGGGTCGGTACTGGATGCCGTGCCGATCTGTTTGCGCCAGCGCTCCACATCACGGCAGCGTTCAACAATGTTGACGGCTTCAGGCTTCCACCCATCGTTCACAATCCAGTCGTTGACGGCTTCCTTTGCAACAGAAAAGTCGAAGGCTTTAAGTTCGCCGAACCATCTTGCGACCTCGGCCTTTTCGTTACAAATTTTATAGCGCCCGTACAGAATGCGCCGAATCTCATCGAATTCACTTGCAATCATTTTCACGTTCCTTTCGTTCAAGTTCTTCTTGCTCTTTCAGAAATTCTTCAAAAGCAATGTCACTTTCATTTTTCGCGCACGTAGTTTTATTATTTTTATTTATTTTTATTCTTTCCTTGTAGGGTTTGCTGTCGGCTTGCTGTCGGTTTGTTGTAGGGTTGGTTGTGGGCAAATCTTGAAATTTGTCATAGTTTACAAGTGTTATGGTTGTATGGTGGGTTGTTGCCTTTGTGCGTATCATGTTGTCGGACTCAAGCAAGCCCAAAAACGTCCTTGCCTTGTCTCTGCTCCACCCCCAGCGCTTTGCAAGGTATGAAATAGAGCGGTTCACGGTTCCGCGTTCGCACGTGATCACCTCACCCTTATACGGCGTTTTCCCGTCTTCGTAATTTGCTAAACCGATTAAATCAATCCACGCTTGCCCCTTTGAAAATGGTTTGTCGTTCCACACCCAGTGTTCAAACAATTGCCTGTCAATCTTGAAATACCCCATCATTCAAGTTCCTCAAAAGCCAATCCTGAATAGCTGTGAATTCGCTTTCCGTTAAGTGAAAGTTGCCACGGCGGTATATTCCGATTGGTGAAATCTTGTCAGTGCAATTTTCATCTTTCGTTAAGTAATGAAACCACAAGGTGTCTGGATCGAAGAACAGAAAACCATCTTCGCTTTCATGAATTAGTTGCTTCTTGTATGCCATTGCTTAATAACCTCATAATACTTTTGCCGGTGTCACGTTTATCACAAAAGGCAAAGGTGCAACCATACTTCCGTTCGATTGTTCGCATTATCTTGTAAAGCCGTTCGCCGCTGATGGCCTTGGGGCTTTTGGCAAGCCTTGGGTTTTGCCAATAAATGACATCTTCAAGGCTTGCGATTCCTTCCCCATGTTCGACCAAGACAATCAACTTGATGCCGCAATCCGTGGCCCGTTTGAGTTCAGCCCGGAACCGTTCATGGTCTTGGCAAACGTTGTTGCAGACTTCCAAAAGATTCTGTTTGCGGTCAACGATGATCTTTGGGTTGTCAAGGTTCATGTAATCCCCGACAAGTAGCTTTGACGTGTAGTGTTTCACACCGGCAGCGTCAAACGTGCGAACAATTTGTTTTATGGCCCGTGCCTTTTCCCTTGTGTCAATCTGAACGACCATTGTTAGAACGGCATCCCGTTCGGATCATCTGCCGCGACATCCATGAAGCCTTCCGGCGCTGGGGTGGCGTTGGCGGTGTCTTCGGTGCGCTGTTTCGGCTTCGGCACGAATTCCACGTTCTCAACGATAACGTCAAACGTATACACCTTTGTGCCATCGGCTTTTTCATAGCTTCCGGTCTGAACGCGCCCCGTCACGGCAATGGGGTCACCCTTGTGAAACCACTTTTCAATGAACTCACCCGTTTTGCCAAACGCAACAAGGTTGATAAAATCAGCGGTCGGGCCGTTTTCGCTCTTATAGCGGCGGTCAACGGCAATGCTTGTTTTGGTCATGCTTGAACCGCCCTGGGTGTAATTAACAATCGGGTCTTTGGTCAGTCTTCCGACAAGTACAACAAAGTTCATTATTTGTTTCCTTTCTCTGTTTCCATCTTCTTTTTGATGTCTTCAAGGTGCGCCATCGCGTTTTCCATCTGTTTTTCAGTCATGTCGGCAAGACTCTTGACCCCGTACAACTTGCACACGTACTTCGGTTCAATGCCGTTTTCCATGAACGTGGCTGCGATTTCCATGCCAAATTCTTCGCCAAGCGGTGCATCTGATACCGTGATTTTTCTTTTGCCCTTTGTCGGCTTGTCGGTCGCATCAGGGTCGTCTTCCGGCAAATCTTCACCGGCGTAGATGTAAAGGCCAAGCCCGTGCCGTGCAATCGCCTTCGTCAAACTTCTCTGAATCGCCTTGTTGACATCGAAGCTTGTGACGCTATCCAGCGGAATGCTTCGGTTTTTAAAATCCATCACGGGCAAATACTCAATCAATTCAAGCCCTTCGATTGTCACGCCGGTTTTGACCCAGCAAGTGTGACCATCGGTGTGATAATTCCAGTGGTTTTCATTTTCATAGATGGTATAAAAAGCATCCGGGTAACGTTTTTTAACTTCGCCCCACGCCCAAGCCCATGACAGATATGTCAGGCCGTTTTTCTTTTCTGTGCGGTCGTTCACGTTGATCGCGTTAAGTGTATTGAATACGTCAGCCATCATTTACCCTTCTCTTTCAAACACAATCCCGATATCGTTCGAACATGAATATTTATATTCGCCAAGCATCTGAAATGAGCCATTGCCAAACGATACAAAAGGTATCCTAATATGATGCCGTGTTGTGCTTCCGGGGCAAACCATCGCATAACCTTTTTTATCGGGTTTGACATAAACCTTTCCGCTGTCATAATCAAAGCCGATGCAGTATTTGATTTTTGCGTCAATTCCGGGGATTCCGGCCTTGAAAGAAAACGCAAAATAATATATGCCTTTGCACTTTCTCTTTGTAATCAAAAGGTCGGAAGTATGACAACAACGCCCGGCGCTTTTCGGTTTCGCCCATACAATGTCACTCATTGCCGCTCCTTTATTATCTGATCCGCAAGCTTTGCGTCTGTTCAAGGTGAGCAATGCCAGCCATATCAACACCGGCCTTCAAAGCGTCCTTGATTGCCGTTTTGTCAATCTTCGGTGCTTGCGGAATTAAGAATTCGGTCGGAATCATCTTTTCGTCATCAATGACCACACTTGCCGGGTTCTTCTGAATGCCGAAGCTGAATAACTCGGTCTTGAACTTTGTCTTGCCGGTCACTTCCATGACGGACTGAAGGCGCTGTTTGAGCCACACAGAGCGGTTTTCAAGGCTCTTGCGGCGGTTATGCAATCTCTCTTCCTCTGCCTTGATTGCGGTGGCATCCGCGTCCATCTGACGCATCACACGGGCATAATTGTCCGCTTTTTCTTCCAGTTCACCGCCAACGCCTTCCAAAGTGTCAAGAATGACGGCTTCGTCTGTGTCGGGGTCTTCCAACATGGCAAGCAGCTCCATGTATTCGCTTGTAAGTTCGTAGAGTGTCATGCTATAATCTCCTTGTCATCTAGTATTGTTTTTCGAATTAGTCGGTGATTATTCACCGGCTTTTTCATTTAAGCCGGCTTCACGTTTCTTCATGGCATCCAGCACGTCAGTAAATCCCATCAGAACGCACACTTCCATGTAAGCGCTCAAGGAATATGCGCTTTTGGCTTCATTCATCAGCCAATCATGAAGGGCGTTGCAGCGTCCAAGAATTTCGCCGTTTGCTTCTTCGTTTGTCTGTGGCACGAATGCGCCCGTTCTTTTTGCGTTTTCAATCTGAATCATCTTGTCTTTCCCTTTCTGAATGATGCGCCAGTGTAGTTGTTCGACAACTTCACGGCATATTGTTTGTTTAGCATCACAGCAAGCGCACGCGCTTCGTTGTATGTGCCGTTGAATCCACCGCCCTTCAGCACGTTCCCTTCGATTTTTTCGGCACGTCTTGAACCAAGCGCAGCGAATTCGATTTGCCTTCCCGTTTTGCCGTCATTCCAATAGAAAATCCAGTGAACAACGGCGTTCGGGTCTCGTTTTTTAGCCATCTTCTGCCAGTTCCTTCAGCCGCATTGCCAAGCAGTACGGCATATTTTCAAGATTGCTTTTGTGTGACAGATACGAAGGCGAACGCCCCAGTTTCTTCGCTAGTTCTGCATCGGTATAGCCATGCCGGGTCTTTGCCATATATCGCCACAACAACAGTTGTTCAAGGTGCTTGTTCTTCTTCATGGTCACGCCTTCCACCATGCAAGGAACGCGCCACCGATGCACGCCGCCATCCCGGCAGCGGTCAAGCGTACGACTTCAGCCATGTCGGCACCAAGATCGGAATTGCCAGCGGCACCCATGCAGATGATGAAGCCCCATGCGAAAAACAAATAGCCGATTCCGTTGACGAACGCATTGAATTCCTTTTTCATAATGCTCCTTTCTAGTAGATTATTTTTCTACCGTTTGGGCAAAAAAAATCCGTTCTTTTTCCTTCAATGAAGTAATATTTAAGATTTCGCACATCGTTGCAATTTCTCGCACCTTGAATTCGTTCTTGCCATCCAGCTTTAAAGTCAACCCGTATGGCGAAATACCAAGTTTTTCGGCAATGAACTTCAATTTTATGCCTTTATCCGCGATTAATTGCCTTAATGCTGTGCCGTCGGTCATCGTGTCACCCCCTTTCAAGAAGTAGAAAAATATTCGACATTGTTATATTATCGCGGTGTAGAAAATTTGTCAACTAATTTAACACGAAACATCAAAATTTGTTGAATGAAATTCTATAGGATGGTATCATGTGTTGTGAGAGGAGAAAAAAAACATGGAAGACATCGGCAAAAGAATCAAAAAAAGAAGACTTGAACTTGACCTGACGCAAGAAGAACTTGCAAAGAAACTAGGATACAGTCACAAGTCTTCAATCGGAAAGATTGAAAACGGTCAAACCGATATAACACAGAGCAAAGTTGTTGAGTTTGCGCACGCCCTGAACACCACGGTTGCATACCTCATGGGTTGGGAAGATGATGAACGACTGCGCCAGTTTGCACAAAATGCAGTTCTTTTTAATGAATTGAACAGTTTGTGGGAACAAATGAACGATGACCAAAAGCGCACGTTTCTTTCACTGGGTCGCGCTCTGATTGGTACAATGCGTCAGCATAACGACTAAGTTTCACCAAGTCACTTTCGTTCAAATATTCAGCTTGTAATAATAACATTTTGATTATATCGTCTTTTTTCATTTCTATCACCTGAAGACATGATAGCAAATATCAAGGGCGTTAAAACGGACTCGATGAAAGGGGTTGAATTATGGCTGAAAAGAAAAAAAACGTTAGATACACATACAATTATTACGATGAAACGGGCAAGCGCCGCACAAAGACGTTCAGAGCGCCCACAAAGGCAAAAGCGCGGCTTTTAGCACAACAATGGGAAGATGATAACCTTGACAACGGAAAGCCCGTTGTAAGCGTTTCTGAAGCGTTACAGCGGTATTTGGACGCAAAGCGCGGTGTTCTGTCACCGTCAACGCTCCGCAGTTATGAAGGGATGCAGAAAAACCACTTTGATGACCTCAACAACGTATCAATCCGGCGCTTGACGAACGACAAAGTTCAAGCCTGGGTGTCACGCCTTTCACTTTCCGGGTTGTCGGCAAAAACCGTCAAAAACGCTTACGGCCTACTTGGTGCCGCCGTTGCCATGCAAGATGATAGCATCAGGCTTCGTGTCCAGTTGCCACAGCTTGCCAAATTCGAAAACTATTGCCCTTCAGATGAAGATATTGCGGCATTGATAGCGCAGATTCAACGTGATGGTGACGGCGAACTGCTCCGTGCCGTACTGCTTGCAGCCTTCGGGCCGTGTCGGCGTTCGGAAGTGTGCGCCCTGACATCGGAAGACATCAACGGCACTATCATCACCATCAACAAGGCGCTTGTCAAAAATTCTGATGGGCGTTGGGTGCTGAAGCTTCCGAAAACGAAGGACAGCACGCGCAAAATCGTTTATCCGCAGTTCGTCATAGATCAATGCAAGGGCATTGAGGGGCGCTTGATCGAACACACGCCGGATTATATCGGCGATAAGTTCCGCAAGACATTGAAGGTCACCGGCTTGCCGCCGTTCAGGTTCCACGATTTGCGGCATTATGGGGCTTCAATCATGATGTATCTTGGAATTAGTCAAAAAACCATCGAAAGCCGGGGCGGTTGGTCAACGAATTCCCCGGTGTTAAAACGAATCTATCAAAACCAAATCGATGCGGAAATGCAGAAAGAAACAAACAAAGTTCTAGAACACTTCTCAAAATTCTCTGAAAATCTCGTTTGACCTCAACGTGACCTCAAAATGACCTCACTTTTTTGGTAAAAGTGTGCTTGAATCGGTTCGGTTGTGCTGAATCAAGACAAAAAATAACCACGTTATAGCGTTGTTGTAAGCCAAAACTATGCTATAGCGTGGTTTTTCAATTTATGCCGGTGGCGGGACTCGAACCCGACTGAAAGCAATATATACTTACATTTGCACGCCTTTTGACCTCTTTTTTGACCTCAATTCAATAAAAAAAGGCCCACGACCGCAGCCGTGAGCCATAAAAAGCAACGCATTTTTGTTTTAAGAAGGTGGATTGTTATTTATTGGAGATAACCGGCAAGGTGCGTTGCGTTTTTTCGTTATTTGGGTTCGGGAACGTTCCACACGTTTTGATACCCTTCGGCATCAGTCACGCACATGGCACCTTGAAGCGGCCCAATCGGCATGAACAAGCAAAGCTTTTCATTGATCCAGTGCGCCCCCGTCAGCATCTTGCCATCGTTGGAGAAGTAATATTTGTGCCAGTTGTTGCCGTACCGCTCTTTGATGGTGTTCCAGCCGTGCCAGTTTTCACCGTTTTGGTTCTGATAATACCACGAACCGCCACTTTCAAGCCAATCCCACGTTTCAGCATTCGGTACAAGCGAATAATCAGGGCGCACGCACCATTCCCATGGCGCACCCGTGTGCTGAACAACAGCGCCACCGTTCCACGAAGTTATATCGTCGGAAGAAGAATTGCCTTCAATGGTGATGATTTGACCCGAACCGCTGCGACCAACGACAAGCCCGACATGACCGCCGCCGGAACGTGAACGAAAAACAATGTCACCGGGTTCGGCCTTGTTCAATGGGACTTGCCGACCCTTCGCAATCATTGCGTCTTTTGTGTCCATCGTCGATGCGCTGGATAACATACCGCACAACAGCTTGTTTGCATAAGTCGCGCCGAACGTGACCCAGTACAGCCAACAAATAAACGTCAAGCACCACGCTTTCCCGTTCTTGTGACCAAGCCCGGCGTTGTTCAGGTCGTATGCGTATTTGGTGTAGTTGTCAGCACCGACATATTTGGTTTTAGGAATCAGGCACGCCGCCCCGTAAAGGCTATAATTTGCCTTCGATTTTTCCAAATATCCAAGTTCGGCCTTTGCCTTCGAAAGAAGTTCTTTTTTACCCGGCATTATTTAACCTCTGGAAGTCCCGTTGAAATGCTTGTGAGTACCGACAACAGTGCGGCAAGCACGGAAGCCGACACCACCGCTTTGAAATCCACTTGTGACAATAAAGCCGCCGTGCCAATGGTAGCAACGGCGGTTTGTGCGAATGTTCGAACCGCTCTGTTCAGAGCGGCAAGCCAAAACCTTTTGTCATTCATTTCGGTCACTTCTTCCCCCTAGCGCTGTATCAAGCCTTTTGTGCGCCGATGATGCTGACGCTTCAACCTTGGCAACACGTTCGCGCAAATCTTGAACGTCTTTCTTCATGTTTCGCACATCCGACTTGATTTCCGTAACACCTTCGGCAATATTTTCCAATTTAATCAGCACCGTGGTCATTTGGCTTGTGTCTTCCCGGTGACTGTTCCGCAAATATTGGTAATAGGTGAAAATCAACGCCGCTGCGCTTATTAAAATCGGCGCATATTCTCGCATTTTTAACCCTCTAATTCTTCGTGATAGATTTCAAGGTAAGCGGCACGCACGTCAGCCCGGTCGGCTTCGGCAACGTCTTCAATGGTGCGCTGCCCTTTGTGAATAAGTCTAGCCCATACCTTTGCCCTTGCATTCGTCATGGCTTACACCTCACTTTCCGCAATGACTTCCTGAAGCTCGGTAATTTCATCGTCATGGACATCAACACGAACTTCAAGGTCGGATTTCTGCCGGAAGCCAAAGGCAACCATCACCGTTTCATCCTCAAGGGTGGTGCGACTCGGCAGCGTTTCAAACACGGTGTTGTCATAACTCCCAATCATCATGCCATCATGAAGAAACTCAAGATGCGTACAGTTTTCGGGCGTGAGCCACTCACACACGTTCAAGGCTTCAGCTTCGTTCGGCACGACGCATTCGATGTGCCCAAGGCTGGCACCCTCATTGATCGGGATGCGCTTACCATCAAAAAGTTTTAATTCATCCATTTTGTACCTCTTTTTAATAGAAGAAATAGGGTTGACGGGTTACATTTTTTTAACTGATTTTAACGATTTCCAACGTTTTCAATGCGTTGGATGCGTTTTTTGCGTTGGTTTCAACGCGCGCGTGCGTTTTTTTGCGTTTGTTTCAACGCGTACGTGCGTTGCGCGTGTAAGTTGGTTAATTGACTCTTTAACAATCAATAATGTCGGCAATCTGATTAACAGCAACATTGCGATTTCAGGCGATACCGCATGGCATAATTCCGATCAAACACATAGCTATTCCAATTATAAATATCTTATCGTAACATGCGGCTGTCATGGATGCACGTACAATTCGCTCATTATTCCGACTGCTATTTTGTCAAAGAAATCCGGTGCTCTCCGTGTGTCTGCATATTGGGATTTAAATAATCAAGGATGTATGGAAATCTATAAAACGGGTAGGATTTACGTGTTTGCAAAAACCCAAAATTACGCGTTTGATTTTATCGTGCAATACGCTGATTAGCTATTTAGTCGTTTGATATATATGTAATTGTTGCTCTGAAATATACATTTGCGTCAAAGAAATATGCCCTGACGAGTCCCGACGATTGTATATTGAACTCAATCGCCTTATTATTTCTTCCGTCATAGCCATTGGATTGCAGATACTGCTTTGGGTGTAAGGCAGCCGGTAATGTACCGACATTATTCCATGCATTTGCGGATACAGATAAATTAGTAAGATTAAACACCAACGTAACTATGTGACCCATTTTGTAGGCATCGACTCCGCTGATGCCCGTTTGGACTTGGTTATATGTTAAAGAGTCATTTAAGTCACTGATTTGGGCGGCAAGCGAACCGCTCACGTTCGGGTTTGCTTGTTGTGCGTCTAGAGCGTAACCGGCTTCGGTGACCGTCTGGCTGTTGACAACCTTGTTTGCGTCCAGCTTCGACCTGATGGCTGCAAGCCCGTCTTGAAACCACTTGATGACTTTGCCCCAAACAGTCGCGCCGTTTTCACCGACTGCCGGAACGGGAAATTCTTCCGCGCTTGTGGTCACGGTGTCCAGTGTCAGTCCGCTCATTGTCGTGGTTCTCTGACCGGGTGCGCCTTGCGGAATCGTGAAATTCAGAATGGCATCGTTTTCGGTGCCTACATTTTCGACCTTTGCCGCGTTGCCGTATGCGGTTGTAGAAACGGAACCAACGGTGATGGTTGCCGCGTCGCCCTTCGCGCCAGTTGCGCCAGTTGCGCCGGTTTCGCCCTGGGGGCCTTTTACGTTACCGATTAATGTTTGAACAATCGCCATATCAATTACCATCCTCTGTCATATAATAAAGGTTTCCCGTTGTTGAATCGTAACTAAAAGCATCTGACAAGTCTGTTTGTGATGCCGCGTATAAATCACCGTTAGAATCAACCCACATGGTGAAAAATCCGGTCAGCGGCGTTGTAATACCGCTGTCACCCTTGTCACCCTTCGGGATGCCGAACGACATCACGCCGGTTGACGGGTTATAGCTTGCCGTTGCGCTCGATCCAGCCGCCAGCGTTGTTGCCGTGGCGCTTAAATCTTCCAACGTGTCAGCCGCCGTGTTTGCCGCTTCTGCCGCCGCATTTGCCGCCGCCGTTGCCGCCGTCAATTGACCGTAAATGCCCTCGACGTTAGTGTTAATAACCTCTGACCGCTGTGCCGCCGCTGTCGCTGTCTCTGCGGCATCTGTCGCGGTTTCCGCACTTTGCACGGCTGTGTCAATGTAGTCGGCAAGATTCGCCGCAATGTCAATCGCTTGTTCAATCAACGGAATCTGCGTTTCGCTCAAAACAGTGTCATCGTTCAATGCTGAACGTTCAACCATCAAGACGAAATTCACAGAACCAATGATTTGCGTTGCGGTTCTTACGCGCAGTTCACACAGCACATTGCCCGGCACCGCTGTCATTTGCTGTGTTACGTTGCAGACAACGCGGTTTCCGCTGACGCTTGTAGCCGAATAAGAAAAGCCCGTCAGTTGTCCGTCAACGGGTGGCTTGGTGCCGTTGATAAGCACCGCCGCCCCGGAAGGCACGGTAAAAGGTTCGTCACCGTTGTACAACTCAAATGTCAACGCATTTGTTTGGTTGTCATACTGTGACGCATACACCACCGGCATCACGCCGCCCGGTATCATGTTCAATCTGATTATTTGTGTGGTCATGTCTTACCTCACTTAATAAGGGCTTTGGTCATAATCGACCAGTCTGCCGTTTTCAAACTCAAGGTCTGTGCTAGAAGTCGGGTCAATCGTAATGGTTCGGCTCACGCCGCCACCTTCAGAACCGCTGCCGCTCATGTCATTGATTTGCTCTTGAAGGTCGGCAATTGCTTGCCTGATTTCATCAAGATCACTGCCGCCGCTTCCTTCTTCGATGTTGGTAATTGCGCCACGGTGAATGGTGAACACAGAACCATCAGAAAACGTGAACGTGCCGTTGAAGCATTCAAAACCGTTCAACGTTTTATAATTGACATTATCGGTTCCAACTTCTTCGCCGGTGATTATGGTCGTGTTGCCGTTGTCAGCCGTTACCATAATTTGACCGGCGGCAAGGTCAGCCGCTTCATTTGATCCGGCAGAGCTTACCGTAATGCCATCGCCATAAACGAAAGACGAACTTGCACGTTGTCCGCTTCGGGTGTATTCATCAAGCCAAATGCCCTCATTTGAAAATTCAGCCGTGACCTTCGCGTTTCTATTCAACAATTGAAGCGAACCATAAGCGTTATTTAAGCCGCCAAGTGAAAGCACGCCGTCAAGTGTCCATGACTGTGCATAGTTCCCGTTTACACCGTTGTCAGAAAAGCCTATGCCGTTTTCATTGATACGCAAAACCTTCCTTGCGGTCTGAATTGAAGGTGTATCAAGAAAAAGAAGTTCCTTCCATGAACCATCAGTGTTTTTGACCGCAACAACGTAGCCGTCACCACGTGTCAACCAACTTGTACCTTTTCGCACCTCATCTGTGATGCTGTTCGCGGTTTCCTCAATGATGTGGCCTTGTTCAACGAACGTTTTGGCAAGGCTGCTTTTCAGGTCGCCTATTGTAATATCGTTGTAACGTTCCTGAAGTGAATTGTATTCGTAGGCAACAACACGGGCTTGCTCGTTGATTCCAAGCTTTTCAAAGTAAACCGTCACGGTGTCCCCAAGCTTGACACGTTCAAGCGGTGCAATGTTGGCATATTCGTTTGTTTGCCACAGCGCCACAAACGACACTTCAACGTTCACCGAAGGGTGACCGATGTTGTTTGCAACAATATACTGTTGCGCCCGTTCGCGAAGCTGGGCGGCGGTCGGGATTTCTTCGAACTCACTTGAAAAGTCAACCGCTTGGATTCTCAAAAACGGGAAGTTCGCCGCCGTGCTTGCAAGTATGTAACGCTCCGGAAGCATTGTCACTTCTTCGGTGTCACTGTTGATGTAGTACGGTGCAATACCCGTGTATGTGTTTTCAATGTTCGTTTCTTGCGTGGCGTTTATCAGGTTCTTGCCGTACGCAATCCGAACGCCGTTATCTTCGCCACGTCTTTTCCAAAGCTTGACCGTGTACCCGTTCCATTCATAATCACCGCCGTAGCGCTGAAGCACCGACCCTTGAACGCCGCCCAACATGGAACGGCACGGCAAAGGTTCGGTGAACGCGCCGCCCGTTGTAACCTCTTTGTCCGTCCAAAACGTGAACGGGTTTGAATAAACGCTGTTCGATTTCAACTTTGCAAGGCAATCGGCAAGCGAACTGTAATTGAACGGGGTCACGGGTATCCAGTTCAATTGATAGCTGATATGCCGTGCCGACACCGTAACACGCCCGTGCATTTCCTTGCTCACGGCGTAGATTCGGAACGGTTCGGGGTCTGCTCCATCATAAGGCTTGGCAAGAATGATGTTTGACACAACCAAATCGTTGAAGCGTGGCCCCGTTGCCGGGTATTCCATATCAAGTTCATAAAGCCCGTTTAATTCTTCCCGAACGGTGCAAGATATGCAGTTTAAGCGTCCGATGCCGTTAGTGCTGAATTCGGTTGCACTCGCGTCAAATAGAATCGGTATCATATAGTCCACCACCGTGGCATGATTTGCAAATTGGTCACGCCGTCATATTCAAGCACGTTGTCACCGGGTGAAAGCACGGGAAATTCCGATGTGATGCACCCGTTTTTATTTTCATCCCCGGCATAAGCGTCTTGTATGTCACAGTCGATGCAAATTGCCCCGTCATTGTCGGCAATGGTGATCGTTGTGCCGTTCAGCGTTATCGTGCCGTTTCCGTCGCATACAATCACCGGCAGCGCATCGAAATGCGTGGGGTTATGCAACACCGCGCCGGAAGCGTAAGCCTTCATTGTTTCACCGCTTTTTAAAAACCGCTGGGGCTTGCAATCAAACGTGATGTCAAACGCCCCGGCAAGGTTTCGCGCTGTCGTGCTGACCTCTAAACCGCCGTTGAATTGTGCCAATCTGAATTCGTCCGGGTGGTAAGTATCTTCAAGGCGAAGGTAGCCACGCTGTGAAGCTAAATACGCCCTGAAGGCATCCACACGGGTTTTGAAGCGCTTCGAAATGAATGCCGGGTAAGTTAGTTGCGTATTTTCAAAACGCCCGTTGTCAAACGTTATAACGCCGTTACGCCCCGGCACCACTTCGGTTGATACGTCACGTGCTGGGGCGTTGTATGTACCGCCGCCGCTGATCCAAACGCCAAAGTCGGCAGAACTGCGCCCGTTAAATATGAAATAATGTTCCATGTTTACCAAACCGCCCCTTCTGCCTGAATGTCGGCGTTGATTATCGTTGCAATCTCACGCGCCAGTTCGTGAACATCCTGACCCGGTGCGCCGTACACATAAACGGTATTGCCGCCGTAATTGTTCGTTGTCGCCACGGCACCGCGTATCATGTCAAAAAGGCTTGATGCGCCAACAACAACTTCGGGGCCAGCTTCACCGCCGCCCAAAAGGTTGCCGTTTGCCGCGCCGAATATGGTCGGATTTCGCAAAATCACGCCGTTTTGCATGGCCTTGGCGTACCATTGAATGTCAAGGTGTGGAACTTGCGGTGGGTTCAGGCTAAACGAACCCGTGATGCTGAAGTGCGGCATTTTAAGCTTTGGCAATTCCCACTTGAAATTGACAAGGCCCTTGATTTTCTCAATGCCATCCGAAACGGTTTTCTTGATGCTGTCCCAAGTATCGGTAACCGTCTTTTTAGCGCCGTCAAAGGCATCCGTTATCGATTTCTTAATAGACTCGAACTTTTCCTTTATGGTGTTCCACAAGGCCGAAGCGCCTTCTTTGATGGTGTCCCAATTCTTTGCAATCAGGACACCGGCAGCAATTGCCGCACCAATTGCAATGGTCAACGGGCCGCCCAGTACCGCCACAACCGTGCCGATACCGCTGACAAGCGTGCCGCCGATGCTGATGACCGAACCGATTGTTGTGATAACCGTACCGATTCCAGCAATAACCGGGCCGACCGCCGCCGCGACAAGCGCGAATTTAACAATGTTCTGTTGCTGTGAAGGGCTTAATTCATCCCACTTCGCTTTCAAGTCCTTCACAACATCGGCAACCGTCTGAAGTGCTGGCACAGCGATCTCGGCAAGCGTGTTGCCTACTTCAGCCCCGGCAAGCTTCAACTGATTCATTGTCATTGTTGTTTGGTCAGCCGGATCAAGCATACCTTCAAACGCCGCGTTTACGCTTCCGCTTGAATCGGTCGCAACTGCCGCCAAATCCGTGAACGAAAGTGTGCCGTTTGCTACCGCCGCATAGATTTGGTCACCAGACTTGCCGAACATATCATATGCAGCCGTCAAGCCGTCCATGCTGTCGGTGCCGTTCAAGATAGTGTTTTGCAAATCGGCAAGCGCCTGATTTAATGGTATGCCGTCCTCGGTCGCACTCTTTAAGGCTTTACGCAAACCTTGCATGACCGTTTCAGAGTTCGCGCCGGAAGTCTCCATTTGACCCATGAAAACTGCCGCTTGTTCAATGGAAAGCCCCATTTCCTGGAAGGCCGTGCCATTCTGAACAAGCCCGGCAAAAAGCGAATCCATTGAAGCGCCAGTGTCTTGCCCGACTTTGTTCATTGCATCAAGCAAATCGCCAGCGTGTGAAGCATCCAAGCCGAACGCCGACAACGCCTTTTGTGCGCTGTCAACAGAACTGCTCACATCCGTGCCGTTGACTTGGGCGAACTTGATGAACTGCCCCGTTGTAGCTTCCAGTTCTTCGCCCGTCAGGTGGAAACGTGTAGCAACTTCACCAACAGCTTCACCAACCGTGGCAAAGTCGGTCGGAATTGACGTTGCAAGGTTTTCAAATACCGTTTGCATTCCGTCAAGGCTTTCCCCGGTCGCGCCCGTTTTGGCAATGATAGTGTCAAGCCCTTCGTCAACTTCAGAGAACGCAGCCATTGAAGCTGCGCCGATTGCCGCCAGCGGTGCTGTCACGTGGGTCGTTACACTGCCGCCGAATTTAGAAATGCCGTCACCGATGCCGCTTATCTTATCCCCGGCGGCTGTCATATCCGAACCAAACGCTTGCACCATGTTGGGCAAATCCTTCAATTCGGATTTCATCTTGTTGAGTTCGGCAGTTGCCCCGGCAACCGCTTCTTTCCATTTCAGCGTTCTTTGGTCGTTCTCGCCGTACTTCTTCGTTGATTCGGCAAGCATCTTGTTGAGTTCATCAACGCGTTTTTGCTGTGTCTCAACTTGTTGCGAAAGGTTTGCAGCGCTGTCTTTCGCCTTCTTCATGGCTGATGTGTTCTTATCCCAGCCGGATGAAGTGGCTTGCATTTCTGCTTTCAGCGTTTTTTGTTGCTGAATGATGTTGTTTATCGAATCGCGGTATTCTTTTTCGCCGTCAATTCCTATTTTGGGGCCGATGTTTACCGCCATGTTTTCTACCTCAATGCAATTGCTTGGTCATACGTCAACGGCTTAGGCTTGGGGTCGGCACGCCCGTGGTCAATGTCATAACAAGCAATCATGTCATAAATTTCCCCGACTGTTGTGTTGAGGATTTCAAGCTTTGCCATCCCCACACGCCGCCCCATGTACAAAAGCCACGCCGCATTGTTTATGTCGATTTTTTTGCCGCTGATTTTTTTTTACCCTTCGGGGTCATCGTTTCAACGGTTGGTTTTGCGTCATTGTCCCATGCTTCCTTTGCTTCCTTGAAAAGGTCAACGAAGGTGCCAAAATCATCAAGCAACATGATTTCGTCAACGGTGACCGGGTTGGGTTCGTAGACTTCGCCCAACTGCGCCGCTTCAAACTGCTTCACGCGCTCATAACCTTCGGACAATATCGAAATGAACTGCGCTGCCGCAAGGTTGCCGTCCACAAAGTTTTCCGTTAAAACCTCATTGATTTTTGAAATATCTTTGTTTGGACACAATGCGGCAACGGCAATCATTGCCCACACAGTTCGTTTGAATTTGACTGTTCTGCCGTTTATCTCCATGCCGTCACCTCTTATGGAGTGATTCCAAGCTTTGCTTTAATAGCCGCTTCTGCTTCCGCTTCGGTCTGAAAAACCGCTCCCGAAAGAAGCCACGTATGATTTTCACTATCGTCACGCATAAGCGTAAATTCAAGCGTGGTAGTCTGCCATGCTATCTGATCTTCTTGCGTGTTTGCTTCCTCTGCCGGAATCGACATTTTAGTTTTTGTCAAGATTGTAGGATGATACGTGACATCGCTTTCGTGCTGTCGGCGCACAATGTAACCCACAGCAAGGTAAGGCACTTCTACGCTATCACCATACGCAACCCAACCGCTTTCGTCTGCTTCAGGCAATCCCATAGCAAGCGCACGTGCTTCCGGGTCAAGGCCGTCAACAACAAGCGTCGCGGTGCCACCAGTGAACACGCCGCCAGCGGATTCGGCAACAACGTTGTCAGCATAAAAGTTGTTGTCATCTGCGCTTTCGGGTGAAAGAGCTACAGACACGCCACGCGCAAGAACCATGCCTTCGCTATAAGTCACGGTGCTACCATTAGCCGAATATTTAGCGATATAAGGCTTTGAAAAGCCCGTGATAGGCCCGTAAATATTATTAGCCATTTCAAATTCCCCCATTAAAAAAAAGGCTTTTCAGCCCATTGTCTTTTTCAATCCGTTTTCGATTTCTTCAACCATTGCCTTTTCAGCCGCGTCTTTCGAACCCTTGACCGCTGGGCTGATGAATGGGTGCTTTGCCTTCCATGACGTGCCGCCCTCAATAGACCGTGCAATCATGCTGTTCGGCTTGCCGTTGGGCCATTTCTTCGTTTTGTCATCGTTGTAACCATCAAAACCGACTTTCACGTTAAAATACCCGTTTTCATCTTTAAGCCTTGCTATACCAAAGCCGTTCAACAAGCCTTCTTTTTCAACATCCTTGCAAGCTGATTCGGGCAACGCTTGAATGTTTGCCTTGATAGCATCGGCAACGATGTCGGCACCTTTGTAAATTGCTTTGCCAACAAGGTCTTCCGTGCTGAATTCAAGGTTTTCAAGCTTCGCAATGTATTCATCAATACCGCTTCCAACTTGGAATTTAGCCACCGAATGCCACGCCCCAATCCCACGTATAATGAATCATTTTGGTTTCGTCTTCGTATGCCACCGCGTTCAATGACCACGTAACGCCCAAGCCTTCAAGGGTTTCCTGAACCTCATCAACCAACGGGTCGAACTCTGTTTTTGTGAAAAGGTCAACGGTTCCGACAATGTTCTGTTCTTCCTTGCGGTTATTCGCGTGGAACGAATTTTCTTCGCCGGTTTCGGCCCAAATCAAGCACGGCACATCGGTCACGGGCCGCCAATAGTGAAAACAATTGGCTGTGACGGTTGCGAAGGCTTCGCCAATTTGCCTTAATTTACTCTGTAAGGACATCATAAAAGTTTTCCAACCTCACTAAAGTCAGGTCAACTGCATCCATGTCATAAATGGGTTGCGCTGGATCGATGCGGTACTGCTTGCCGTCTTCAGGAATGGCGTACTTTACGCCGTCCGGCAACGCGGTCATATTGTGGCAACGAACGACCATGTCAAATTCACGGTTTGCGCCCATTGCCGCATAAATCCGTGTAATTCCTGCGGTACTGTAAGAATAATACGCCGTACCTTTCGGCACCAGCTTTTCGACCGGCATGAACCCCGGCGTTGCAACGTTTTCAAGTGCGTAAAGCGTCAGAATGCCACCGTCACGCATTTGAATCACCCCAATCGGTATATTCTGAAGACATCAGCAATTGTGCTTTCTGTTCGTCATAGGATGCTTTTAAGCGTTCATAATAGTCATTGCTCTGGAAGCCGAAATTCATTTTGCAATACGTAATGACCGCTTGCTTGATAAGCGGTGTCGGGTTCTCGGAAACCAAAAGGCTTGCCTGAATGTCGGCAATACCTAAATCAAGCAAGGCTGAAGAAATCAAATCATTAAGTTCTGTGTCAAAAGCGCTGGATGCCACACGGCACGCAACTTTTACGTCATCAAGTAGTGCCATGTCAGCACCCCCTTACTTTTTTGCCGCCTTCTTCGGTGCGGTCTTTTCAACGCACGCGTAACCCAGCCTTGTGGCAAGGGCAGCCTGTTCTTCTGATACCTCTACAGTCTGCCCTGCCTTAACTGTTATAGTTACGTCTTTTAAGATTCTGATAACCATTAGGACGCGGAAACGACAGCGAAGCCGTTCGGACGTACAAGGTGAATGTCGCACAGAATCTTGCCGACAATCTTCACAAGATCCTGCTCGGCAAGGCTTGTTTCGTCAACGATAAACTTGAAGTCTTCGCCTTCCGGGAAGTTAGCAATAACGCCGTCAAGGTCACCGACAAGCATTCCGGCCACGGTGTTGTTGAACAGAACCTCAAAGCCGTTGAACGGGTCTTCAATCTTTGCGCCGGTGGTTGCGCGTGCATTCATGATTGCGGCATAGTTTGTTTTGCTGATGATTACAACCGGGTTAGCCGCTTCATCGGAAAGAGCAGCGAAGCCAGCCATTGCGGCGGTGTTATCAATCGGGTTGGTTACCTTTGCGGAAAGGGAAGATGCTGCGATTTCAGCAACAACAGCGTTTTCAAGAGCAACTGCAAGCTGATGTCCGAATTCATCAAACAGATAATCCATGAAGGCCTGACCCTTCAGGGCAAGCACGCGGTCGGAAACGCGAATCCACTTCTTGTAATACTGGGCCACGAAGTTGATGTAAGCAAGGGTAAGGGTTTCCTCAGTCGGAGCGTTGCCACCCTCGGTGTGCTTAACTGCGCCGGTTGCGGATGCTTCATAACCAACGGAATAATTGCCCTGAACATATACTTTACGGATTCGGGAAAGAATGGGGGACTTGTCCCAATCAGTCCAAATGAAATCGTCAACGATGTTGGATACCTTAACGGTGCCGCCGGTTGCATCGGTGGTGAGCAGCATTGCACGCTGTTCGGAAGTTGCACGGCCCTTGATGTACTCTGCAAGGGCATCGATCATTTCGGTCTTTCTCTCTTCAACGGTCATGGTGTTTTTCTCCTCGTCAAAAGTCTTGATAACTTCGCCGGAACCGTTCGCAACCTTCTCGCGAACTTCGGCCTTTTCTTTTGCTTCAGCACGGCGGTTCTCAATCTCTTCAAGAATCGCACGGGCTTCGTCTTTCAGCGCATCAAGGTCAGCACCTTCGGTTTCCATCTCTGTGATGATAGCCGCGCGGCGTTCCTCAAGGGCTGCGGTTTCCATTGTCTTAAAATCCATCATGTTTTTATACCTCACATAATGCTTTAATGATTGCTTTCTTGCGCCTGATTTCTGCCACACGTGCGCGTTCACTGTCCAGTGATTCCCGTGCGCTGTCCAGCGCATCAGAAAGGCCGCGTTGCTGAATCGTAGTTGCGCTATATGCCGGGAAGGTCACCGCACTAACCTCATAGACTTTTCGGATTGACCGAATGTGCCTTGTTGGGTGTTCGCTGTCAATGTCTTCCCATGCATCCGCATCGGCAACGAACATGAATGACATCCCGGTAATGTCCCCACGTCCAACCGCCGAATATAAGCTTTTTGCTTCCGCGTTGTTTTCTGTGTCAAGGTCAACGCGAATGTTCATGCCAACGCCTGGCACCACTTCCATTTGCATGGTGCTATTTGCGTTGTTGTTGCGTGACCGCGCAAGCGGTATCATATCGGTGTTATGATTTACAAGAAACCTAACATCTTTCAGGTCGGTTTCATCCAGCGCCCCGTCATCAATGATTTCATCGTACCACCCCATGTCGGTTCGTGAATTGTAAACGATTGGTTGACCCGTCAGGCTGTGGCCGTGTTCCTCGGATTCTTCCGCCCTGATTTCAAAACTAAAAGTTCGTATTTCTTTATTCATTGCTTTCCCCTTCGCTTGTGTCATTGGTGTCACTTACGTTGTAATATTCGCCACGTATTGGCAACTGACTGCCGATGGGTTCCGGCAGCGGTGCAAGGTTCCAGATTTCGCGGATTTCGTTACGTGTCATCAAACCACGGTCAGCCATTTGAGCGGAAACCGCAAGCTTGTCGGCGTTGCTCAAGTATTGCAATCTGTTCGCCGTTGCAATCACGCCGTTGCCGTTCGTCTGTTCACGCAAGGTGAAGAACATCTTTGTCATGACCTCACTGAACTGGATTGCGAACGGTTCCACCGCGCCTTCGTAGAACGCCGCCCATTGGTCACCAAAGGCTTTGTTCATTAGAATTTCTTCATTCACGCCGTAATACTCATAAACGGCTTTATTGATAACCGCCATTTGGTCGGCATCCACGACCCATGGTTTAACGTCAAGCTGTTTTATATCCCGGTACGTGTTCGGGAACAACAGCAAGCCACCGCCTTCGGCTTCCTTGCTGAAGTTTTCTTGTGTGAACCGCTTGCGTTCTTTCGCAAGGTCTTCCGTTTTTGTGAAGTTCGACACTTGTGCGGCGAACCGATACGTTGCGGCGCTCTTTACGCCTTCCTGAATGCCTTGGTTCACAATATGAATCAAGTCAATTGTCGGCAGCAGTGCATGATTGTTTTCACCAAAAAGATCATGACTGTATTGATACTTCGTCATGATGCCGCAATATTCCAGTTCAATCGCAGCCCTTTCGCCCCACATGAATTCATATCGAAGATATGGCTTATCGCCGTACTGAATCAATGTGCATTTGTGCGGCAACGGTGTGAACACGCCTGAAGGTTCGCCGAACTCATCGTAAATCGGAATGATAAACGCGGTGTTATGTACGTCAAGGATTGTCGAAAGTCTGTAAAGGAACTGCGCCCACGTCTGGAACTGGTTCGGCCCGTGCCGCATTTTGTTCTGAAGTGCCGCCCGTGCTGTTCCGCGCATCTCGACATGAAGCTTGCTTATATGCGTGGCCCTCACGTTGATAGCCGCCCGGATCAATTCGGATTCGTAGATGTTACCGCCGAACTTTGTGAAGTGCGGCTTGTAACCATCCAGCATTTTAAATTCGCCTTCGTACTTTCCGACCGGCTTCGGACGATTTCCGAAAATTAAATCAAATAATCCCATGTCTAAACCTCATTGCGTAACTGTTCGCCAATCTCGTTGTAATACTTTTGGCGAACGGTCATAGCATCCAGCAACGCCGCCGTGCCATCGATGTGCAGCAAGGGCGAAAGCTTCACAAGCTTGCCGCGCCCCCTTTCGTTGCTCATTTTTATTGCGCTGTTCAATAAGTGCATTTTTAAAAGGTCGTTGTCACCGATTCGAACCTTGCCATCTTCAAGCAAGCCTTGTGTTTCCTGAATGACACCATAAAGGTTTTCACCTTGAAACACGTCATCCATTTGAAAACCGTACGAACTCATGTCTTGTACAAGATATTGCGCTGAATAACGGTCGTAACCGACTTTTAACGGCAAGATTTGGTATTTTTCCACCAACTCAACAAACCAGCTGAACACGTCATGATAATCAACAAAATTATCACCGCTCGGAACAAGTAAGCCGCGCTTAATATAAAGACTATAAGGCACACCGTCCCGTGCCGTCGCTTCTTCGATTCTTTCCGACGGTAAGAAGAACTTCGCGAACACATGAATAATTCCAGCCTTTTCAATAACGACCGTGGCGGCGGTCAGGTCGCGCGTTTGCGATAGGTCGATGCCGCCAACACAATAGCAATCCCGGAAGTCTTCAAGGCGCAGCGCTTTGCCTGACGCATCCGCAACGACCTTTTCGGGCAACCAAGCAAGCGAACTGTTTTGCTTCAGGTTGCAATACTTCGTGATGAACTCTGCCTTCTTTGAAAGCGAACCTTCAGCAACGGCAATTTCTTCAAGCAGATAATCAACGGACACGGACACCCCAAGGTTCGGGTTCGACTTCCGCAATTCGTTTATATCGTTCCAGCGATCAACGTCATCAATCATGTAAAGGAACGGAAGCAAGCGGCGTTCTTTGCTGTCACCCATCAGGAACCGCGTTGAACGCTTTATGATTTCGTCAAAGATGGATTCATTCACGTAGCCCGATGTCGAACACGAAAACATGAAAGCATCGTCACGCGCACCCATGCCGCTTTTCATGACTTCGTACTGGCGCAAGCCTTGTTCGCCTTGCCAAGAAGCTATTTCGTCACAGATGGTCAAGGATGGGTTGAAGCCGTCCGACTTCTTTGCGCTAAAGGCAATCTTTTTGACGGTGCTGTTCGTTCCCGGTATGAACAAATCTGATTGCCGATGCCGTGCAAGCATCGAATCATCATGCACGCGCTTGTTGTGTTCGTCTTTCTCTGAAAGAATCTCTTTGAGCTGTTGCCATTCGGGGTCAAGCTGAACCATTTGCCAAACGTTGTTATAAATGATGTCGGCTTGTTCCAGTTTTGGCGCAAGGCAGTACACACGCGCACCAAAGCCGCCCTTTACTCGGAAGATGTAATTTGCAATCGCAGCGGCAAGAAGGCTTTTGCCGTTCTTTCGTGCGACAATAAGCACGACCTCACGCCACTGGCGGTGACCGTTTGCATCAACGATGCCGAAGATTGCCGCAATCACGGCTTTTTGCCACAGCTCCAGGGCGAATGCCCCCGGCGCTTTCGGGCCTTCAGTGTGAAAACAGTGCGTTTCGATCCAGTCAACGGAGGTGTTGGCTTCCGTGGCATCGTAAAAGAAAGCCTTTTCTTCGATGCCGTGTACAAGATACTCAAACAAAAGCCGAATCCACCGACCAACGCACACGTTGCCGTTTTTAATTTGTTGGTAATAAGCCCAAATATAATTATCTTTGGCTTGTTTCGTTTTTCTCATTCGGTTTTCGTGTATCTCTCGCTATTCGAAAAATTACAG